TCCCACCATCGCCTACAATCCAATCAGGGAAAGTCTTATGTTCTGTCATTAGCCAGAATGCGTGCTCAGGTGTAAATCCTGCTTTTCTAGCTGCTTTATAGCATTCATGTAAAGCCGTATAGTGCTGATCTAATTTAGATAACGGCTCAGGAGATTGGCGAACGACTCGACGATTGATCTTTTTCCGTTTATTGGTTTTTCGTGTGTTCGCCATAAATAAAATTATCGCTTACTGATTAAGACAAACAGGTCATCGACACGCTGTTCAAGTCTTGAGATTTGATCCTTCATTGATGAACCTGAGTTTGGTTTGAGTTCTGATAAGTAAGACTTAATAACCCAGCGCAGACCCAGCAACAAACTTGTTGATACGGCGCATACGCCAACGGCGATAGCGATCCAATCGTTTGCCGTCATTTGGCATTGATTCCATAATCAACTTCGCTCCCTGATTTTGGATCTATTGCCTTAGCAATTGGTGCAACTAACGCACCGGCAAGAATGGCAAGTTCTGGTCTGATGTCAGCAACAATCGCCAATATAACAGTTATGCCTGATGCAGCCACAGCTCTTAGATATGACTTGATTGCAGCCTTATGTTTGTTGGTCAGTTTCATGCGTTGCCTCCTAGTAGTGGGATATTAAAGAAATCTGAATTGGTATCTTGATCTGATTTAAAACTAATATGCAAATGATGCGTGTGTTTTGATGCCCCATTATATTTGCGCCAACGCCATCCAAGAATTGGAGAAGCAATTCGACCATCAAAAATTACATAACTGATGCGCCCATTATGTTTCCCGAATAATCTAATTTGATCTGCCAGATATGCTGGAATCCGCTTGTCGTCAGATAGCCGAGCAGTAATGTCCAATGCTCTAACGCAGGCTGATTTAGAGTCGGGGTTATGATCGGATTTTGCTGATCGCATTCTATGCTCCAAAGAAGCAAGCCATCCATCACTTTTGCGATCCCTGTCGGGGAAGCAATCATCCACTTGCTCTCTAAATTGAACAGCAGATTTTGATAACCAAGGTTTCATTAGCCAAGAATCGTTTTAAGTTCATCAGCTGTTAAACCAATGCGATCAAGAATTGCTGCTTTAGCAGTTTCTTTTGCTTCGGCTTCAGCTTGTGCTTTTGCATCAGCATCTTGTTGTGCTTTGTATCCTGCAAATTCAGCAGTAGTCATTTCTCGCTCAATAATTTCATTTGTTTCAACATTGTGAATTATTACTGTTGGTTTAGTCATTATTTTACTCCGTATAAGTTAAGTGTTCCTGCTGCGAATGTTCCTGTGTTAAGAGTAAAAACAAGAGAAGTGATTGCAGCAGTTTGATCAGTTGCACCCACTTTTCCAAAGTAGGCTCTTACTCTTGTAGGAGTTGCGTCATCATTAGAAATTGCTGTGCTTTCTAGTATTTTCCAAGATGTAGTGTCAGAATAATTTGGTAAGTTTCCGCGAACAAAAGAATTAGTGTTTGCGTTGTTTTGACCCGCAGTTAATTGCAAAAATGAAGCACCAAAATTAAGGTCAGATTGATCGGCTGGTACATCGGCATAATCATTAGCACTTGCAGCACCATTGAAGGTTAATCTAATTGACGCACCAGCAGATGCTCGCCAACTTGTAATTGTGAAGTAAAGGGAATTGTAAGTGGTCGGGATTGAACTTAGAGTAATCGCTGACCCTGATGTCATTGCAGTTGTTGAAATTAAAGTTAAAGCACCACCAGCAGGAGCAGCCCAAGATGGAACTCCACCAGCAACAGTTAAAACATCTCCAGTTGAACCAATTCCAAGTCTTGTGTTTGTGTTAGCGGTAGATGAACGATATTCAATATCGCCAAGAGTTGTTGAAGGGTTTAGATTCTTGGTGGTTGTATCAACAGATGATCCAAGTGTGCGAATAGCACTTGCGCCATCTTTGACCAATGCGGTGTCATCTGGTGTTGTCCAGCCGTAGTTAGTAGTGGTTGCCATTTTTCTCCTATTATCAGGCTACGATTGTAGCGTATTCCCATGTCAAAGTATTGCTTAAAGTGTTCCAAGCCTCGCCAACCGGAACTGTGTTCCAGCGCATCGCCACCTGACTAAACGCCACCGGCGAAAGATTTATAGTCAGGAATAATTCATTGAATCGAGTGCGCCAAGACCAACCCTCAACATATCCCTCAAATTCACCAGCTGAAATCTGAGCAGGTAGGTTTTGAATATTCAAAGGCTGACCCATAAACACAGTCAAAAGATTATCTCTGTCGCTGTCATCAATTTCAGGGTTAGTGATTGGAAAAGTTATGGATTGTAAAGCTGCTAATGGGAAGGCTCGTTGGGCAATATATCGATCTGCCACAGCTTGAGCATCTACGGCTGAATGTAAAACTGAGTTGATGCTTTCAGCTTTGTAGCCATATAAAGCAATAGATGATGCGCTTGATGCGGTTTTCTGTGATCCAAAGTTATTGCCATAGTTGATAAATATGTCATTGCGGATATCAGCTGATCTTGTGATTGTCGATAATCCTTGACCTAAAGCATGGTTGGCATCTAGATCAACATAACCATTGGCTGCTAGATATGTTTGGCGATGGTCGGCATCAGCGTAGCCAATATCTCCATTCGATGCTTCATACAAATAGCCAAATGCGCTGTCGGCAATAAAACTTGCAATATTGTAAATCGTATCTGGCTCAGCCGCTCTATTTTCCATTGTGTAAAGCCCCGGTTGATCAATTTCGCCAAGTCCTTGATTCTCAGCATTTAGCCAAGTAGTTGTTGCATCATAGGTTGCCCAAGTTGTAGCTGCTGGAACATCATTCCAAGATCCAAGCAATACACTTGAAAGCAAATTATAAATTTGGTTGCCATCCTCATCCTGTGAGATTGTGCCGTTATAGATTTCTTTTGCAAGTTTAACTAAAGATCCCATTGCTAAGATCGTGTAATTAACCACAGTTGCTACTGACCCAGTTGCACCAACTTCAACAGTAATGTCAGTTATATCTCCACCAAACAAATTAACATAAGATCCTGAACTGTTCTTAACTTGCAAACTTAAACTGTCGTTAATATCAAATGGCAGGGTTTGACCAGATAAAGCAACTAAGGCGATTTGTAAATAAGATGGGTTAGGTTGAGAGTAAATATCGCTTCGACCTGATTGATGAGTTATGTCAGCAATTGCAATGTCTGTGTAATCAGTTCCTGCAACAGTCAGTTTCCAGTCTGGTGTCCAAACTGTCATTATCGAGCCCTAGTTATCCCGCTGTTGTAAAGCTGTGGAACTGATCTTGATGCACTTTCATTTAAGACCTTGGCAACAGCTCTAGCAGATCCCTCAGGATCAACTGATTGGACTTGAATGTTATTATTGATAATTGTTTGACCCGGAGCACCTTTACCTGAAACTGCGCCTCCCGAAAATGTTGGATTGTCGCCTGTCGCTATTGCTACTCCACCAAGACCCACAGCTGCTGCTGCGCCACCAACTAATAGTGAAGTTCCGCCTGTGGCAAATGCTGTGGCAACCGATGCTGCTGCTGCTGCGTTGCGTAGGGCAACCATGGCTGCAACTAATGTCTGAACTGCTGCAACAAATGCAAGAATCTTATTGACCACAAAAACTGTGGCAATGATGCCTCCAAGAATTAACAGTTCATCTTTGATGCTGATTACAAAAGATATAGTTGATTTGAGTTGCTGCCCAAACTCATAAGCACCTTGAGTTGCTTCGGTAATGCCGGCAGATACGCTATCAGTTCCAGTTAGTCCAGCAGCCAATGCTTGAACATTGGGAACAACTGTGGCAAGTAAGTAATCTGCAAATTCTTTAACAATAGGCAATAAAGCCACGCCAATTTGCTCTTTAGTTTCGTTTAGGGCAATGGTTAATTGCTTGAACTTAAATTCAGCGTTGGTTGCTTCATTGGCAATAAATCCGTTATATGTCTTGCCTAACTCTTTTGTGATTTCATCGAATGATTTAGTTTTAAGAGTAGCTGAATCAATACCTAAACCAAGTTTGCCTAAGGCTGTGGTATTGCCATCATAAGCCCGACCCAAGGCATTACTGACTGCCTCTAATGGCTTACCTGTGGCAACTGATATTTCTTGAGCAAGATTGAGCAATTCCTGCGCTTTAGTAATGTCATTGGTGGATCTGATTAAACGGCTTAACGCTGGTCTTAAAACATCATCGGTGGTAGCAGTCGCAATTGATTGTTTTGTAATGTATGTGTCGATCGCTGCAATCTGATCCTCAGTTGCCTTGGTGTTTGATCGAATAGTTTGTTCAAGTTTTTTGCGTGCTGATTCATCCTCGGCAGCAGCTCTTGCAGCAGATATGGCAAACGCACCAGCAGCAGCACCAACAGCAGCAAATGCCAATGCAGCCTTTTTGCCAAAATCGGCAATTTGATCAGCTGATTTATTGACTACCTTTTCAGCATCATTTAACCCTTTTTTAAGGTTATCAATATCAGCTGCTAATGCAAGCGTTAAGGTTCTTGAATTACTTGCCATCAGCAAACTCTTTTCTAATATCTAACAAAATTTCCTCAAACTCTTTAATTATAGTTGGTTGTAAATGTCTAATTGTAGGATAGATAAACCAACCTCTTGAACCTGGTCCTTTTGGCATCGGTCCAGACCATCTTGGAAATTGCGGATATTTACTTGAACCAAATTCAGATGCTGCACCAATACCAAGTCGATTGCCTTTTGTATCATTACGAGTGTTAAATTGAGTAGTTGCTCCACCTGAAAATTTTTGAGATGCAAAACCAAAAGATACTTCACCAAGCAATGAAGATTTTTTTACTTTACCGCCTTGAGCCACACGATCGGCAACCTTGCCTCTTGATGCAGCAACTCGCCTAATTTCACTTAATTCTCTTTGTGCTAATTCGCCAACCCTGCGCTTAGTTTCCTCAACAGCAATTTCACTCATATTTCTAATTACCTTAGCAAATTGAGCAAGTTCTTTTTTATCATAGACAATCAGAGGTTCGGTGCTAGTTGCCATTCCTTGCCTCCAAAATTTCTATTGCTGTTAGTATGTCCTCAGCTTCAACCCATTCACTCATTGGAATCTGTGTGGCAATTGCCAACTCAACCAATAATCGATTTAGGCTTCCTGCTGGGTGGCTTTTGGGTTTGCATCACCGACAATTACATCGCTGACTGTTTCCATCCAAGCCTCAAATGGTTTTACTGGGCTTCCTGCATTTTCTCGCTTATGAGCGTTGTATGCCAAAAACATCAGATCCCACATGCCAAGTTTATCTTTTGCTTGGCTTATGGTATGAGAAGTTGCCTTCTCCCATTTCGCCCACTCAGGCGGTTGGGCTACATAAGTGGCTTGCTCGCCTGAGTTATATTCAATTGTAATTGGTAGTTTCATTTTGCTCCCGTTGTTAGATCTTAACTAAATGTTTCTACTACTGCACCCTTTGAAACTGTGAAAGTAAATGACACAGTTTGTGCATCTACTCCTGATCCGCCGGCTGTTGGAAACTCTGGCTTTACTGGGAACACAAATTGCGCTCCTGATGCAGCTGTCAAAGTCATGCTGATATCTGTGTCTGGTGCTGTTTCAGCAGCAGCCCATAGAGCCTCACAAACTGAGTTTGCCTTGCCCCAATCAGCCAACATGTCCAACTGGAATGTTCCAGAAACATTAACTGTCTTGTAAGCCTCGCCGTCAAGGGTCTGATAGACCTGACGATCATTAACTTTTGTTAGAACTGCATTTGTCGCTTGTGCTTGAATATCTGTTCCACCTGTGAAAGATAAACCAACATCACGACCGGTAATTACGACTGTTGCCATGATTTTCTCCTTATACTGTTTGTGTGTAGTAGGTAGATACTCGAACATCTGCGATGAGCAGCGTTGATGCACCAACTTGTGAAACTGTCGGTCTTTCAACCGAGCTGACAATATATCCAACTGGAATAACTGCCAGAACACTTATGATCAATTGCTCGATATTGTCGAGCGATGCTGGGTTGCTGTTATAAGCAACGGCGACTGTTATTGTAAAATTGATTTTGGCTCTGATATTGCTTTTGCTTATTGTTTCAAATTCTAAATATGGAGAATCGGGTACGACAACTACAGCTGGAGGAATAACTGTTTCAGGCACATAACCATAAACATTTCCTGCAACAACAGATAAAGCGGTTGCTAAAGGTGTTCTGATCTGCTCAAGGATTGTCTGATTTGGCATTTATTGAGCCATGCTGTCTGTGTCAATATATGAGCCAAGCAAACCAACGCATTTATTAAATAATGATCGACCCATTCTAAAAGGTGTAGCTGTGAAATCTACTCCTTCGATTTGTCCTCCACCGGCAAGTCTTGCTTGGAAAACTTCGACTGAAACTGTATAGACGGCTGATTGAACAGCTGCATTTCCAACATAAGTTGATCCGCCAGATAAGGTAGCAACTCCGGATGGGATGACATTAGTTTCGAGTAAATCGGCATTAGTGATCGATTGTGAAAAGGTATATTGTCCAAGATTATCTGCCAGCACAACTCTTGTTCCGTTGTAAGGTGTTCCGCATCCTGTGATGACAACTGATTGTCCTTCGGTAAATTCATGAATTCCTAGTGTAGTGAAAGTGGCGACATTATCAGTCAGCGACACTTTTTGGATTGGGCT